GATTGATCTTACCGAAGTAAACGTTGAAGTTGATGATGAACATTCAAATAAAGTTATCATTGACAAAGAAAAGAATTTAGGTGTTGTACTTAAATATCCATCGCTTGCATTATTAAAAGGGCAAGAAGATGTCGACACAGCTAGTATTGAAGTAGTATTTAATACATTGTTAAAATGTGTCGATCACATCTTTGAAGGGGAAAAAATATATCCAGGCAAGGACAGTACAACAGCAGAATTACAAGAGTTTTTTGAAGCACTTCCACAAGAGAAGTTTTTAGATATAAAAAAATTCTTTGATACTATGCCTAAGGTTAGATATGAAACAGAGGTTACAAATCCTACCACAGGTGTAAAGAGTAAAGTTGTCTTTTCAGGACTAGCAGATTTTTTCGAATCAGCCTCTCCCACAATAGCCTAGAGGCCTATTTCGAAACATCATTTGCTCTGATACAACATCATAAATACTCTTATAGTGAACTTGAAAATATGTTACCTTGGGAGAGGGACATATACGTTAATATGTTAGTAACTTATATTAAAGAAGAAAACGAAAAACGTAGGAGAGATAACAATGGCTGAAGAAGTTAAAATCGCAGAACCAAAACAAAAGATACAAGTTGATCTGGAAGTTGATACATCTGTGAAAGATTTAGGTGTAAATCCATATGCTAAATTGATACATATGGCAAGAGCTGTTGACGCTTGGAGAATATTTCCAAGATTGTTTTTAACAGTTTACATTATATTATTATACAAATGTGTAATATGGTATATGAACCTAGGTTCTCCAACTATGGAACAAAGTGGTTTAATCAGTATCGTTGTTGGTGCTGGCGCTGCCTGGTTCGGTCTATATACAGGAACAAGTAAGAGTAAAAAATAATGGCAGTATTAGAGTCAGACGTTAGAGATTTATTTAAAACTATCGTGTCAGATACTATGAAAACGGTATCTGCTGGTAAAAAGACAGTAATTGCACCAACAGTTGTCAGACAGTTAGCAAGAGAAATAACTGCTGAATCTGAGCAAGGTACAATAGCTGCCTTTGAAAGTGCATTATCTAAAGCAGAAAAGATAGTAGATCAATTAGGTTTCAACGTCAAAGACTTTAATAAGGGACTTGCAGATAGAATAGACGAACTAAAAGAACAAAAGATCACAGCAGACAAAGAAGTAGCTGATCTAAGATCAAAAAACATTATTGCTGAAACAAGAACTATACGAGAGGGTAAAGAGTATAGAATTGAAGCAAACATCTTAACAAATAAAGAAGTCAAAGATAGACAGAGAATACTACAACGACAAGAAAAATTATATATCAAAGATGAAAAAAATGTTAAGAAAGAAAGAGAAAAACTCCTTAAACAAGAAACTCTAACAAACGAAGAAAAAGAATATATTATTAGAGAAGAAGCAAGATTACAAGATTTAAGACAAAATTTAGATACTGAAAATAGAGTATTAAATCCAGATGAATCACCACTAGAAGATAGAGAAAATAGTTTACAATTACCACCTGCTTTACAAGGATTATTTGACGCATTTATGTCGCCATTTATGGCTATAGGTGAAGCATTTACAACTTTCAAAGACCAAATAACAAGTGTTGGTGAAGTATTTGCATTTGGATTTAAAGGTTTAGGTAAAGGATTTAAAAAACTAATTAGTGGTATAAAGTTCTTAGGTAAATTCTTTATGACAGGTAAAGTATTGATTGGTGTAGCTATCGCAGGTTTAGTTATTGGTCTTATTAAGTTTAAAGATAAGTTAAAAGGTGTAAAAGACTTTTTAATGGGTATACCAAAAACAATTGGTGATTTCTTTAAAGAACAATTTGTTAAAATCAAAAATGTATTGATTGATGTAATCAATGGTATGATAACAGTTGTAAATAAAGTATTGCCTAAGAGTAGAGAAATAGGTCTTATAAAAAAAGAAGTTATTAAAGAAACTACTGAAGAAGAACAAAAGGCTGCTGACAAATTTTTACAAGAAAAGCAAGAAGCAGAAAATGAAATAGTAGGTCCGTCAGAAAACGAATCTGCTATGATTTCAGATTTACAAGGTAGTAGTGAAGTTAAGATTAAAAGTGCGGATCAAACAGGTGATGTATTAGGTTCATTAAATTATAAACAATTTGATTTACAAAACTTAGGTAAATCACAAGAAGAAAGATTGCAAGACGCCAATGCTATAACAGAAAATACTGCTACAGCTAATGGTTCTACATTTACTAATCAAAACAATTCTAGTCAAACAAATATTTCAGGTACATCAAGTACGACAGTTGGTGTATCTAGTGGTACTGCTAATGTTGATAAATCTTTTAATGATGTTGCGAGTTCTGTATCTCCCTAAGAGTATATACCTAGTTCTTTTTCAGTAAACACTTTAAATTCCATATCCTGATCTTCACAATACTTTGACGCAGCTTGCCATTTAGCGGTATTTTTGATATATTCTAATTGCTCACCAAAGAAACGTTTACTTTTTCTCTTGCCAGGTTTAGGTGGCATGGTATACTTCTTAGGTTTAATCTCAATCATATACTTTTTACCTTTTGCTGTTTTGATAATGAAGTCTGGAAAGTATCTATGTACCTTCTTGTCAATAGGATTTTTGTATGGAATTGCTATTTCTTCACTTGCCCATAATATTATTTCTGGATTTTTATCACAATAGACCATAAATCTTCTTTCCCAATTTGATCTATATACTATCCTATTTGGGTTTCCAGCGTATTTCTTAGTGTTGGAGGGTTTATATATTCCTTTGTAACTCATGTAAAAACTAATATAAATATTGGTAACTATATATAAGGAATTAAAATGGGTTTCACAACAAAGGTTGCAAACGTAGTCAAAGGCGCAATTGCAAACACCGTATCGGGGTTTCAATCAGGTGCTAATAATCAAGTACAAAAGAAAAAAGTTGCAGCTAAATTATTAAACAAATCGCCACTAGAATTAGAATCACCTAGTCCTACTTCTCACATGAAAGAGAATCCATATAACTATGGAACGGCATACTATCCACAAGAAACATCAAACTTAGGAGATGGTCATTACGTAATATTTGATGTCATTATGCATAAGGCATCCAAGTTTAAATCAAAACAATTTGGTGAACAAGGTATCATAGGTGTATCAGACCATTTGGTTGGTGAAAAAAGTTTAATTAAAAGAGCAGACAAAGTAAAGACTGCTTCAGACAAAGGTGTTGGTGCAGAAACAAGAGTAAAAGCAGTCAACTCTGGTCTAAATGAAAAAACACCTACGCACACATACATTTCTGATAGTATGATATTATATACACCAGGCGAAGCATTAAAGTTTAATTACTCAGTAGGTTATAACGACATGGAAACTGGTCTTGCAGGTTTGATAGGACAAGGTATATCAAACATAGGTGAGAGTGAAAGTTTTTTAGAAGGTTTAAAGACAACTGCTGATTTAACTGGTGACGCAGGTGCTATACTATTAAGAAAGGCAGCTTTTGGTGCCGCTAGTTTAATACCAGGTTTTGAAAATATAGAAGGCGCATTTGATAAAGCAAAAGGTCAGGCAGTTAACCCTCAAATGGAATTAGTATTCCAAGGTGTACCGTTTAGAGAGTTTAGTTTTCCTTTTACATTTGCACCTAAAAACTACTTTGAAAAAGAAGAGATGTATAAAATTATTAATCTATTTAAGTTTCATATGCATCCAGAATTTAAAGACTCAAACAGATCATACTTTTTAGTACCATCAGAGTTTCAAATTACATACATGTATAGAGAAAATAGAAACGCATATATTCCTAGAATATCACGTTGCGTATTAACAGGTATGAATGTGAACTTTGCACCACAAGATGTCATATCAACATTTAAACAAGACACACAAGGAACACCAGCAACTATGGCAACAATGAGTTTAACATTTAAAGAAACAGAGATTATGACTAAAGAAAGAATAGCGGACGGTTATTAATGGCATACTTCGATAGATTTCCAACTGGTCGTTACGATATTAAAGGTGATAAGAACTACAAACTTGTTACAGATATATTTAAAAGAGTTAAAGTGCGAAGTAAGATACAAAAAGAGGCAGCTCTTTACGACACTTATGATGTACCTGCCGGTGAAAGACCTGAAGTAACAGCATTTAAACACTTTGGTAGTTCAGATTTACATTGGGTAATACTGTTAACAAATAATATTACAGACGCCTTCCATGACTGGCCTATGGGCAATAGTGATTTTGAAACATTTGTATTTGACAAGTACGCAAATCCAGACGCCATACACCATTATGAAGTTGCACAATCAAGTGGTAAAACTACAAGTAATGATTATTCACATCTATTAGAAGTAAATAGTGACCATGTTGGCGCACAATCAGTTTCTAATTACGAATATGAACAAAGATTGCAAGACGAAAAGAGAAAGATAAAACTATTACAACCTCAATTTTTAAATGTGTTTATAGAGGAATTTGATAAACTTATCAACAGATAATGATCCATGTACAATACAATAGATACAGACCTTTTAACTAAAGCTGGAGACTTTATACTATCAGACGTAGTATTAACTTCTTACATCTCATCAAACGGTAACACCAGTAAACCAAAACAAATCTCCGTCAAATCATTAATGACAGAGTTAAACATCTATGAAAGTATAGATAAAAAGAGTTTATCAGGTAACATTGTATTAACAGACGCACAAAATATACCTAATCATCTACCATTAACAGGTTTTGAACGTATAGAGTTTAAACTGTTTACGCCAGGTACAAGTAGAGGTTTTGACTTTACGCATGAAACTGGACACCCTATGCATATCTACAAGATATCCGAAAGACAAGGTGCGACCCCAAGAGCGCAAGTGTACGTATTACATTTTGTAAGTAAAGAATTAATTGTCAATGAACAAAAAAGAATATCACGTGCTGTATCTGGTTCATTAGATAATATGATATTATCGTTTATAAGAAACGACTTAGAGTCTACTAAAAACGTAATTATGGAAGAATCAAAAGGTCTTCGTAAGTATGTTATACCAAGATTGCGACCCTATCAAGCAATAGATTTTATTCGTAAAAGAACAGATAGTTTACGATATGCCAATAAAGGTTTTTTATTTTATGAAAACAGTTTAGGTTTACATTGCAAATCATTAGAATCACACCTTGCAACAAGTGGTGTCGCAGCTAGACCTGTAGTTGCAAAATATAAACCTACACCTGCTAATGTAAGACAAGGTGATGGTAATAGAGATGTTGTAAGAGAAATGCAACAAGTATCTAATTTTCGTATCAAAGAACAATACGATACATTAAAGTCATTACGATCAGGTGTATATAACTCTAAGGCAATTGCGTATGACTGCCTGAACAAGAAATTTACAACAACACATTATGATTATCTTGCTGAATATGGCAATAGTTTTCATACGGAACATGATGGAGTAGGTGGTAAGACAGATAACAAAGGCATACTACCATTTTTTAATTATGACAAAGGAAAGACGTTCTCCTCGTTTCCAGAGGGTAGTTTATACGTGTTTGCAGATACAGAAAAGTTACATAATGACTTTGAAAACGACAATGACGCAGATATTACACCTAAACGAATTGCACAACGATTTTCATTTGAATCAATGGTATTAAACCTATCTGTACCAGGTTTTACAGGCGTAGGTATAGGTGATCTCATTACCTTTGAAATGCCAATATACGAACCAGCTGACTATTCAGAATTAGATATAGACCCTTATATGTCAGGTAGATACTTAATAAGATCAATACGTCACACAATAAAACCGTTTGAAAATAGACACTTAATGTATATTGATTGCATGAAAGACTCAGTACGATTACCATATCCTGAAGAAACAAACGATACACAAACAGATTACCATACCGACACAGGACAAACATTAACACAAGAAGAACTAGATAACGCCGTTATAAACACCGATACAGGAGATAATATTCTCTCATAAAACTAAGAGAATCCGACCGAAAAAATGACACATAGTATAATCACCAACATAACTAAACGAGTACAAAAGACATTAAACATACACAAAGACTGTGGGACACCAGATTGCTGTATGGAATGTGATACTGCCTTCTTAGACAATATAAGTAATAATACACCAAATGAAAGACAATTTGATGAAATGGCAGTGTATAATGACGAGGAATTAAAGATTAACTGGTTTAAAGGCATATGGACGTATTTGCGTAATGGAATCAGTAATAGGCGAAAATAGCGTAAAGCATAGGGATTAAAAGAAAACATATATCGAAAGAAAATAATGGCATACTCAGAAAATTTTTTAGGCATGAACGGTTTTATATGGTTTGTTGGCGTTGTAGAAGATAGAAACGACCCTCTGAAAGCTGGCCGTGTTCGTGTTCGTATACTTGGTACACATACAGAGGTCAAAGAGGACTTACCTACAAGTGACTTGCCGTGGGCAACTTGTTTGTTACCTACTACAAGTGCAGGCATTAGTGGACTAGGTGAACATACGTTCTTAGTAGAAGGCAGTTGGGTCTTTGGTTATTTTAAAGACGGCATGGATCGGCAAGACCCTATGATAATGGGAAGTATACCTGGTATACCCGGTGAGTTAGGCAACCCTAACGTAGGTTATAATGACCCTAATAGAAGAAGTGATATTGAATCTGAGGACGATTACAATGTCTCCGTTTATCCACGTTTAAGTGAAGTGGACACCAATCGGCTTGCAGTTAACGGCGAGAACGAGCATTCTAGTTTAACTACACGTAAGGCAAATCGTATTACTGGTATTGCAACAGCTGACTTTAATCCTGTAATAGTGGCAGACGAATCAGAAATACCTGGTTCAGACAGCGACACATTTGACCAGCCCTCTATTACTTACAATGCAGTTTACCCTTACAACCACGTGTTTGAAAGCGAATCAGGTCATATCAGAGAATATGACGATAGTTTTACAATAGATGAAAATGGCATCCGTACCAACTTTTATCGTATACATGAAAGACATACAAGTGGTACTGCTTACGAAATAGATAATGGTGGTAATAAAACCAATTTGATAGTAGGCGACCAGTTTACCAATGTAAAGGGCAAAGACCAAAACTTTATTGAGGGTAACTCAGACACCACTATAAACGGCAGACACAAGCTATTCATTAACAAAGACGGCAATTCAAATAACAACTACGATATACAAATAGGTCCAAACGCC